ATAGGTGACAACAGACCCATATGAAGAGCCCTGCTCGGTTGCAATATCATAGGTGGAAAGTGCCATGGCTAGATTATAGCCTGCGGAAACCGCCTACTCCACGGGCTTATTTTCTACGGGACCCCTAGGTGGATTACTGGTCGTACCGAGTACCCGCGCTAGGCATCGGGGCATTCGCCTAGGCTTACGCCCTATTTTCTGTCATTTGGTCCTAAGGGGCATTGGTGAAACTGGCCTTAGGGCACATGATCTATCTGGGCAGTAGTTTGTTTTTGAGACGTACACGCATTGCTTGCACATGGATGCAACAGACTTCTCGTGCAGCATAAGCCTCTCGCTAGCCATAATCAAAGAAACCCCTACCCCTATTCTGCGAGTTATTGTTTCCTCAAGCCAGGCTAGGTCGTAATCTTTTACCGGCACACCACCAAGCCACCGCTCCTTCATCCAGTGATAGGTACGACCATACTCAGTTGCAAAGTGAAAAATTGCATTTGGGGACACCTTGACTCGATCTGACCAGGCTTCAACAAGGCGCCTAAAACGCTCTGTTCTCTGGTCAAACGCGTATTGCCTTGGGGGGCCGTTTCTGCTCATGGTCTAATCCTATGTGATCTTGGGCAGATTTGCAACTTGCCGTCAAGATCAGATTATATGATAGTATCCCCGCATGGCACAAGTTGGACGACGAAGCAACGCTGACCGCGACATCCTCATGACGCGCATAAAAAATATGCACCTTTCTGGTGTTTCCATTGAGGAGATCGCTGGGGTTGTTCAACTAAGGCCAGATACTGTTAGGAAGCACCTTGCCGCAATACGCAAGCAGTGGGTTGAGGAGGGAATAGGGGCGGCGGAGACCAAAGTTGAACTCCTTGAGCGCGCTAACCACATTGCAAAGATGGCCTCTACCGGGCACACAAACGCCAAGGGGAAGTCGTACAACGGTGAGGCAGCTTTTCTTAAACTTCAACTTGAGGTTATAGACAGGATTGCCAAACTTACTGGGGCTTATGAGGCGCAGAAGACAGAACTTACTGGGCCAAACGGCGGTCCAATTCAACTTCAAGTATCTGAGCACCCAATTGACAACCTAGCCCCAGCCGACCTTGCCGGTCGCATGAGGAACTGGGCGGAAGCATTAGAGGAGGCAGTAGTTGAACAGCCAGATGTATCGTCAGTGGTTGAGGGAACAAGCCAAAACGTCTGACGCTGCCTTTGCAGAATACGTCAGCAACCTTGTATTCCCAAAACACCTCCGTGAGATGGAGCGATTCTTAGACAAGAATGAGCGCGCCCTTGTGCTCATGCCTCGCGGACATGCCAAGACCACCCAGCTTATTCATCGAGTTGCTCGGCTGATAGGCGTCAATCAAGGAAAGATACGGGTTGGCATTCTTACCTCCGTGCTATCTGACGCCCTTGCCCGTTCTAGGGCGATTAAGTCCATTATTGAATCCACATACTTTGCTGAAATATTTGAGTGGGCACAGGGTGGTGTTGCTGGTCCTAAATGGACAGATGAGGTCTGGACAATCAAGGGTGCAAACATGGGCAAGGACGCCACCTGCTTTGCCGACGGTCTTGGTTCAATAAAGCCCGGTGCCCGCCTAGACATCCTTATTGGGGACGACATGGTTGGCATGAAGGAAAATGCTACCGCGGTCCAGCGGCAGAAGGCGTCAGACACCTACTGGCAGGTTGTTGACCCGATGCTAGTCCCAGGCGCTAAGCGGTGGTACATCGGAACAAGGTGGCACGAGGACGACTTTTACGCTGGGCTAAAGGAGAAGGGGACGCCAGTGATGCTTAGGCGTGCGGTTGAGGACGGAAAGATCCTATGGTCGCAAATGTATACGGTTGAAGACATGGACAAGAAGAAGGAAGAGCTCGGAACTCCCATCTTCATGCTTCAGTTCCAAAACGACGTAACGTCAATGGGTGGCAACATATTTAGGTATGACAAGTTTCAGCATGTTGATAAGGCGCCAGAGGGGGCAAGGAGGGTCGGCATTGACCTTGCGTCCTCAGCGTCAGAGCGTAGCGACTACACGTCATGCGTTGAGGTCATTGAGGATGCTGACCACAACCTGTATGTAGTCGGGGCATGGAAGGCTCGCCTACCAGAGGGTCATAAGGACTGGCTGACTGGGGTTAACCGAGATGGAGAATTGGTTCAGGAATCAGGACCTCGTCTTATGTGGCCGGAATACCTTCTTCCCCACTCCGGGAACGTAACCGATAGCGCTAGAAATTTTGAGTCTGTGAACATTGAGGCAGTTCAACACCAAAGTACATTCGTAAGAGAAGTTCTTGGCACGACCAATCTTCCAGCCAGACCTGTTCGTCCAGATAAGGACAAGGTTACTCGATCACGCGCTCTTGCCGCAAGATACGAGGCTGGAAAGGTATTCCACGTAAAAAACGCCCCAGGAATCAGGGAGCTTGAGGCTGAGATGGCTGCGTTTCCAAACGGCGAGCACGATGACCTCGTGGACGCGCTTGTATACGCCGCAGACCTATCTGGAACTAACTTCTACTTTACGGGAGCCAGGACGGGGAGTCGTTTCTAAGCCAGTCGTACGGCTCTTCCCTGAGGAATAAAACTTTACATCTGATTACACCAGCGGTGCAGCGACCGTCAATGACCGGCATGTTGCTACTTTCATTGAACAGAGTTTGAGCGGCATCCATAGTTGTCGCGTTGTCCCTGTCTGCAACGAATGCAATAGACGCCACCACAAGAGGCGCAGAGAAGCTTGTTCCGCTTCCGCGTTGATCTGCACCGGACTTATCGTATCCATCAACCCTGTCCCCAGGCGCCCACATATCAACACAGGGCCCCCAATTTGAGAATGAAGAGCGCATGTTCACATAGTTCATTGATGCAACAGTGATGACCTCTGGCACCCTTGCTGGGCTTGAATGACACGCATTGATTGCATCGTTGCCTGCTGCAACAACGACTGGCATCATTAGCGCCAACTCCTTCACGGCAGCGTCTACAGGGGCAGATATCGGACCGCCAAAACTCATATTGGCGATTGACGATGAGGGGTCAGCATTGTCAATAACCCATCTCACTCCGGCAATAACGTCCTGTGCAGTTCCGGCCCCGTTGCAGTTAAGCACTTTTACGCTGACAACGTTGGCATCCCTAACGATCCCGAGACCAGCGCTTGTAAAAAGGCTGCCGATAAACGATCCGTGCCCATTGCAGTCCTCTTCGCCAATTCCCGTATCAATAACATAGATGCTAACCCCAGAGCCGCTCGCAGTTGGCTTTTTTCCGTCAAGCCTTGCAAACGGTTGATTGATTCTGTCTTGTGCCCAGCCAAAAATAGGGCCAAACTGCTGCCACGTATGGTTTACCCTGTACCTCTTTGGCTTGGACCTTGCTTCCGCAACACCGTAAAAAGAAGAAACCATAACTGCAATAGTCACGAGTGAGATAAGAAACTTTTTCATTACTTGTTTTTCTTGAAAAATCTTCGCTTCTTGCAGCGAGAGCACATAAGTTCAACAAAGTTTGGGTCTACGCTAACAACCCCGGCGCTGGCAAACTCTGAGGCGACCTCCTCGCCGCAAGACGTGCACGACCACAGCCCAAGACTTCGTCGAGTTGTCCCAGTAATAATTCTGTATTGCCAGATGTCTCGCCTTGAGTCTGGGTGGCGACGCCCCTCAATGGTGAACCCGTCCTTACGAAGTTCTTCAATGCGTGCGCCAAACCGTCCACCGCCAGTGTCCGCCTGCATAAGCCTGTCTCCATTCACCCACTCGTTAGGTGTCTGGTTAAGGATGTCAAGTATCGCCTGTTTTCTCGTCACCATGTTGCTCCCCCTTCATAACTTCCTCGTCAATAATTTCTATTGACCTGTTGATCCCTGCAATATACGCCAATCTTGTAACTAGTTCAACCCTACCGTCACGGTCTTTTCCAATCCCGTGTATGGCGTTTGGGCTGTCCCCTGTAACGGCTTGGTCGAGCAGAATCTTCAGCCTTCTACGTACGCTGGCTATGAGACTCTCTTCTGGTTTGCCCATCCGATTGCTCCGTTCACTACATCGCGAAGATCAACTGACTCAAATATATCTTGATGTGATATCCCGTTAAATGTTGCGTTAACAGTCACAGACCAGACTGGGCATGAGGCAATTGGGGCTTCCATCACCACAGTGCTATCTGATTTTGAGATGAAATCAACCGTGCTCTTTATGGCGTCTCTATGCCAATCGGCAACGTGGTTTGGGTCAGAGTACATTTCTCTTGCCTCTTTGTGTCCCATTTCAAATGAGACCCCAAACCAGCTATCCATCATTGACTTGGCTTGCTTGGTGTCTGGTCGCTTTTGATCAGGAAAGTAATCGAGTCTTTTACTTCCTGGACCGCGTCGTCTCCGCTTGGAGCCACGCCGCTTAAGATCACCATTTCTCTTTCGTTGTCCCATATCGCCCATCTATAGCCGTACCCTTTCTCGTCGCGCTCTACTTTCCAGGCTTCGTATCTTGGTTGGTTTCCCATCGGTTATACCCTATCGCCTCCATTGCAATCACGATTCCATCGCGTAATCCGCGGTGGTATTCGGTGTCATCTTGCTTCGCCATAGCCCATGCCGTTGAGGAGTGAAGAGCGCGCATTCCTTCGCGAATAGCATCGGCGCGACCCTCTTTTCGGGCTGCCTTAATCGCCTGAAGGAGTGCGTTGTTCACTTCTTAGGTCGCTCTGGTAGGTGTCTTTCCATTGGGGCGCCCCATAGGCCGCGTTGCAGCGCAACCGCAATCAGAGCATAGTTAGCAATGTCAAGGAGCGTGTCGGCAAGAGATTCGTGAGTACTCTCGTCAAGCGGGTCAAGAATCACTTGACCGTCAACAATCTTTCCCTGCATAAACTTTCTTGCGCGGGCAATCTTGTCGTTGCCGATCCTGCTAATGACTCCGTGCAGACCAAGCTGCTCAATGTTGGAATCACCGTAGCGTGACTGCTTTTCACACAGCAGGTCGTACGCCTCGTTGTAAATCTTCCCAAAGACCTTCTCAAAGGTCTGCTCATCATCTTTATAGATTAGATGCTCAATTGGCTCCATATAGCCCCCCTTTCTCTGCGAGCATACCTGCCGCAGGCTACGGCGTCAAGAGCGACCTTCTGACCCCCTCCTCAAGCGTAATCCTTGGCGGGTAAACCTGGAAGCTCATCGTCGGGTCAGACACTCGCCAAAATACCCCAACTGGTTTATCTGGGTGCGTCTGGATTGTTGGTCGGTAGTCTGCCTCCTTGGCGACCATGACAGCAAGGTCAAGGAATGAGGTTGGACGACCCCAGCCAATGTTCAACGGCTCGCGGTAGTCTTGCTTTATTGCAGCGTCCACCGTGTTTACAATATCTTCAATGTGAACAAAGTCCCGCGTCTGCAGGCCGTCCCCCCAGACCTCAAATGGGTCTGCCTTCCTCTTGGCGCGATCAATGAACGACGGGAACGGGTAGTCAAGTGCTTGGTCTTCGCCATACCCAGAGAACGGGCGGAAAATATGCGTTCTTACACCCTCTGCCTCGGCAAACTGCGCAAGATACTCACCCGTAAGTTTTGACCATCCGTACGTAAGGTCTGGGTTACGAAGATTGTTTAGATCAATCATGTGCTCGGCAAGCGATACGTGGTCCTCTCTTCGCTGGAGTTCAATGGGATAAGCTGCTGATGAAGAGAAGTAGACCACACGCTTCTGCTTTGTCCTGATGGCCCACTGCCACATTTCGGCGTCAATGGATAGGTCAACAGCAACAGATAGCGGGTTTCCCTCAATCTTTGCCCTGCCCCCTACAACGGCTGCAAGGTGGATGACTAGGTCCCATTGAATGTCGTCTTTTCTAAAGAAGTCCCGAGCGTCGCGCGACGGCTCTCCAACGATATCAACACCGAACACCTTGTCGCCACGGTCTTCGTAAAACTTCTTAAAGTGTTTTCCTACAAACCCGCGATGCCCAGTAATCAGGACATTCATGACTTGATCGCCGATACGTCTTTGTCCATTTGCTCGGCTTGATACTGCTCGTATGCCAAGCGGTCCTTCTCATAGACTGCAGGATTGTTAACTTCTTGATACTGAAGATCGTTAATTGCTTTTCCTGCAAGGTAGTGCAGATGCTCAATAATTACGTCTGGCTCATATTTGAGGTTGTCCAGCTTGACGCCAAGATCGCGCCAAAAGTTGTCCATGTACATGTGGGTCAAGGACGGGGGGACCATGTACCCAATCTCTCGGACAATGTGTGCAGACATCACAACTGCGGTTGGAAGGTTCTGACCCTGAAGCAGGTCGTCCCCGTATGAAACGCCCGGCTTGTCACCGATTGCGTCACAAAGAATTTTGTCCCACGCCTCTGTCCGTGGGCGATGGTCATCACCCATGAAGGCAAGGAAGTCGTATGCGTCCTTGTTGTCTCTGGCAATGTGGTTTAGCGTTCCGCCCATGCGCATTCTCGGGTTGATAACCGCATGGTTCAAAACGTCTTCGCTGTAAATACTCTTGTCGTCGTCGTCTAGACCGAAGACAATATCTGAGCAGACGGATGTCTTGCGGAACTCCTCAAGAAGCTCCTGACATGCCTCTGGTCGCTTTCGGCTTGGAACGATTAGAAGCATCCGATTCACTCGACTCACCTAATGCCTACCTTTCTGGCAATAAGCCAGGATGTCTCCTCGTCGCTCAGCCTGCAAAGTGGGTCTGACCCCTCACCGACCGTGACGAGATACGGGTCGGCGTCAAGGGAGTCGCGCTGGTCAAGGGTAATGGTCATTGGGAACTGCGTTGAGTAAAGCCAATAAATGGCCCACACGCGATCCGTTGGAGCATTGCCTTTTTCTACGCTCATAGGAACATCATACACGATTAGAGCCTTGGCGGATGGTGTAGTATTCATCAGCCGACGGTGAGTACTCCTTTCCTCCCGTCGGCACCAGCCCTACTGCTTGAGTTCTTTTGCTATGCCTGTTACTGGGTCTGGGTTAATTGGCTGAAGGAACTTCTCCTCGGCCTCAGTGTCGGCTCTCTCTTGATTCAGCGCACGAAGTTGCTCAGCAACATCTCGAATTGCCTTAGCAAGATCTGTGTCCCTGCGGTATGCGATTGCCTTATAGGTATCAGAGTGGGCAACCTCACTGCCATCTTCTGGCTTAACCCACTCAGACTCCAGAAGGTCTCGGATCACCGCAACTCCCCAGAACCCCGAGTCCGAACGCTCAATAAGCCAAATCCTCTGATCCTCAAGGAGTTCAGCAGTCAATTCGTTGAGTGCCGCGTCCACGCCAAAAAACAAGTGACCCATCGTGTCCCCCTCAATAGTAGTCTGAGCATGAGGCAAAGTAGCCGCATTCGCAGATTAGTTTACATTTCATCTGATCCATTTTTGCCCCACAGTTGATACAGGTCAAAACGACCTCTTCTGGGTCGCTTTCCCGAACATCTTCTGTTGACACATTTTCTTCTGACATAATGTCCCTCGTATGAATAGTACACCTAAAAAGGAATCGGCGCGACCGGAGCCAGATGATGCTGGCAGCCAGATCCTGCGCGAGCACGTTCACCCACGCTTTGTCAGGACTGGGTGGTACTGGGGACCAGAGTGTCCCATCATTGCGGGACATGGCGCGATGCTTGACATCAAGGGGACTGACCGATGGTATTGCCGCCATCAGTACCACGACGTGGATGGCACGAGGGCAGTGTTTTCTGAGGAGGAGCTCGTAGACCTTGAGTTTGCTCGGCTTATCGCCGTCGCAGAATCCCCGGAATTGCCGATATCCACGCCGCTAGGCTCAGAAAAATCAGAAGAAGAGTAATCACCCCAGAAATCAGTAAAACGCCCGCTGGGGCCAGGATTCTGGAGATTAGAACTTGCTGTAGGCGGGACAGATCCATACCTGCTTTTCTGCCCCAGGGCGGAAGAACTTACCACCCCACGTCGCCTTGACGATAATCGGCGAGTCGAGTTCCCATTTCCCAGCGACAGCGCCTGCAGTATTTACCTTTTCCCCCCATGACCAGACCCATTCAAACATGGCGTCCTTTGTGGTTGGGTGAACGAAGAGGAAGTCCACTGAGTCGGACTCAAACAGGTCGGCGACCTCCACTGGGTCGTCATCAATAACCTTGACAAACCGGCCTACTCCACAGAAGTTAATAGTTTCGTGCAGCTCACCTGCATCTTTGTCAAGCCCCACGGAGAAGAATTTTATGTGTTTCCCGCTGTTCTTGATTGTCTCAGCGATAAGAAGGGTTTCCCGACCGCCGTCCCTCCCGACCTCAACAACGGATGACCCCTCAGGAAGTTTAGAGATCTGCTGGGCAAGTGTCTCTGCGCCATCCTCCGTCAGTGTTCCTAGAAGATTGCGCCAGCTCATCAGATGCCGGTAAGCCTTGCTACGCCATAAATTGCGAAAACAAAGAGTATGGCGACCACGAACCCAGCAAAGCTTGGGCTTGCAACCTTGTCAGAACTTGGAACCTCAGTGTAGATCACGCGATTTCGGAAGTCCCGTGCGACTGCCCTGCGTGCCTGATACCGAACAACTTTCTTGCTACCCATTGCTACCCTCCGCTGGCGGTGCCAGCAATAACCTTGCTGCCTGAGTTGTGACAAAGTCAGAAACCCAGATTTTATCTCCCGTAACCTCAAAGTTGCGAGAGACCTTCTGCCAAAACTGCTCATTCTCAGACCACCACTTAAGCCAGAAATATCCCTCTGGCGGCTTCTTGCCCTCTATCTTTGTTGATAGCCTAGCAAACGCTGCCCCCATGTGATCGGTAACGATCATGGTGTCTCGGTCTTGAGTGAACTTATAGTACTCACCGTCAACGTCAATCCATCGTTCAACGAGGTGCCATTTCCCAGTCATTTCTTTCAGGTACTCCAGATGGTTGCTCACTAGGTTGCTATCTTAACTGATCTTAGGGGATAATTGGTGTTCCGGGGTTGATGGTCCCGTTGCTTGGAACAATGATCGCCCCGCAGAACGGCCCAAGATCACATTCTGGTGATCGCATCATTTCCAGAAGCTGCCTTGAGGAAACGGGGTCAAACATATAGTTCCCCAGAAGCACGCCTTCGCTGATTACCGAATACGCCCCAGGACCCCTGACGCCTCCTTCTTGGTCGGCAATTGGGATTTGGTTCTCTGCGGAATAGCCGGCTGGGATTTCAATCCGCACTGGAGGCATGTCTAATGGGGGATCTCCAATTTTCCACTGAGGTGCTTGCGGTTGTGGCCCTGTGGTTTCCGAAGGCTCTTCTGACCCGCTGATCTCTGGCGTCAGCGTTGGCTCTGGGGTTGGCTCTGGGGTTGGGGTTGGTTCTGGCGTTGACTCGGGTGTCGGTTCCCCCGTTGGTTCTGGCGTAACTTCTGGAGTCGGTTCTGGCGTCGGCTCAGAGGTTGCTGGTGCATCAATCTCTACGCCATATGTCCGGCTCGCAGCAACGGCAAGGAACGGGACAAGGATGATCGCCGAAAGCAAAAGAAAGACAATAGCCCGTGCGCGGCTACGGGTGTTCACGACCGAATAATCCCAACCGCAAAGGTGAGGATCGTAATGAGCATAAAGCTAAGCCCAATTACTCCGAACCAGTACCACGTATCAAACTTGATCATTTGAATGGTTCCTCCTACAGGATAATGATTGGGATTGATGCCAGGATCGCAACCCCTGTTGCCCAGAGGGTGGCGGCAAAGGCAATGAGGTATGCCGCGTTTTTACGCTTTTTCATCGGCGAGGTTACGCCCAGAAGGAAGAGGGACACCGCAAAGATGCCCGTCAGCATTTGCAGTCGGTTGCTGTGTCCAGCCTCAATCTCTGAGGTTTCAAGGAGCGGCTGCGCCGCATCAAATGCTTCGCCGTATGGGCTGTAAACCGCCTCCATATACGGAGCGCAGTCTGGCAGCTGGGACTCCCCGCTCTCTCGGCATGGCTTTGCATAGAGTGCGTATTCGTATGATCCCCCCGCACCTGTGTCCCATGTCAGGAGGTCTGCACGGTATTTGACCTCTGCAGTAATCCACAGGTTATTGGCTTCCGCCATAGAGGTCTGGTATTCGCCATACGACCCGTCTGCGGTCCCGCCGTGGAAGGACGCTTGGATTGCAGTCCACGCAGTTGTGGTTGAGACAAGACCAATGAGAAGAACGACGGCAAGCTCACCAGACAGCGCGTCAAATATCTTTTCACGCATGCTGGGTTGCTTTGGCAGGAACGCGCCAAGTCCATCATGTTTATCCGAAGCCTCGCTTGACTCTGCGCTATCGCCAAAGTCCGCTGAATACCACGGCTGACCGGGACGGGGTGGAAGATATGAAGACTCGTTTACTGCCTTGGGTTTCTGCTTTGCCACGAGGTCGTCCTTTCTAGAACGGCAGGAACAGGGTGGCGTCCTCGTGCCTGCAGCACTGGGGGGCCTCCGGCTGATCTGGGCTATATCCGTTGCCGTACTTGGCGTAATGCTCCATCCGTTCCCTGCATGGCGCGCAGTTACAGATGGCGCAAAGGGAGCTCTCGGACCAGATGCGGACATCCGACGCCCAGTTTGGCCGCTGCTGACGCAGGATCGCCAATGCCCCAGCGAGTTGAGCGACGACACCGACTTGATGCTTATTATTAGGCTCGGGCATCTCGTCAATGGCGTTACTCACTAGCCGCTCAACATGGTCCAGTCGCTCCTTAAGGTTCCTGAGCGCTGACAGTCGAGAAAACGCAAGGGTCGCCGAACTCTCGGCGTGGCGATAGACCTGACTGAACTCCTTGTCGTTCCACGAATGACCCTCAGGGTCCCTAGGCTCGTGAGCGATCTCCCGCTTATGGGTGTAGGTCATCTCTTCTTGAAACTGCTTCTCTCGGTCCTTGGCTTGCAACTGACCGACGATGTGTTCAATCGCAGCGTCTGCGAAGGAATCAGCCTCAGCGCTGATTTGTTCTTTGGGCTTCTTACTTACCACTGTGAACTCCTTTCTAAACACCAGTGAGCCTCAGGCTCGGCCCGAAAACGCCGAAGGCGGTTGAGCCGTGAGGTGAGGGTCACGGTGCCGTGAGGCAGGTGCCAAAAGCACCAAGCCAACTAACGCTTCTTCTTAGAGAGAGCAGAAGACTTCTTTACCGGAGCCTTCTTCGCAACAGCCTTCTTCGGAGCAGCCTTACGCACGGATGGCGTCACGACTGCACGCTTGACTGTAACCTTCTTCTTCCCGAACAGATCTTCCAAAAAGCTCATGGAGCCTCCTATCAACTGTGCCAGAGAATACTGGCTTCCTGCATCCTACGATACCAGAAGCTGCGTGTCAAGAACAGATTTGTGGGGTGAAGATCGTGGATGGCAGCGCTGTGTTGCTGAGCACGAAATAGCAAAAGGTATGAGATGGCAGATGGTGGGTGGTGGTGAGATCAAGTTGAGCGTGGATAAGGAGTCGTGTTTTGGAAGGTGCTGGGATGGTGGTGCTGTACCCCCGGTTCCAGACCGCGCGAATGCCAAAAATCTCCAACCCCCCTCTTTCCGCTAGATAACCGCATATCCACGCACAAAGTGACAATGCCAGGCACCGTATTTCCCTAGGGTTTGCCTCCTCTTTACACGTAGATTTGCTACATGTTGTTCTCACTGTAACAATCCAGCACACTACCCAAGCGGTACGGGTTCCGACTCCCGAATCGCCGAGCGCCCTCACTCCGACATGGGGGGCTAAGGGTACGGCTTGTTGGCCCGTCGGACGCCAGCTGCTTTGTAGGTGACCTCCCCACCTCTCTGCTGTCCGTACCTGGACTATTGGGGAGAGTTGTGGACTAGGGGGTTACGACATGGCAGCAAAAGTCTCAGTCAAGAAAGAAAAGGGGAAGGCGGTCCTCACCGATAAGTCATGCGCTAAGTGTGGCGACAAGATGATGAGTGACAAAATCCAAACTACCCTAGTCATCAAGTTTGATGGTGCGCGCCGGTCGTCTAACTTCCTCGAACGACACAAGGGCTGCGAGTAGTCATGGGGTTCTGGGAAGGCGTAAGCCTTACGGTGCTTGCCGTAGCCGTGCTGTGGGGGCTGCTAGAAGATTAGGAGCACCTGGGTCAACCCTGGTACGCTCAGGGCAGCGCTAACGCTTATGGGGTCATGAAAGTGGCGATTCAGTATCGGCCTTCGCCGACCCAAGGGAGGTGCCACCTACCATCAGACCCAGTGTGCTTGGGGCTATTGTAGATGATGAGTAGCACCCCGGTCAACCCCAGTACGCAAGGGCAGCGCTAACGCGCTTAGGCCGATTCGCTGGGACGATTTTGGCTGTCCCAAGCCTTCAGACCGGGTGTGCTGGGGCTATTGTACCAGTTAGTCCTTGGGGTTATTGCGGTAGTTATCCAGCCACTGTTGCATCAGCTGCCAGTTCTGTTCTGCGTTTTTGCGCTCGCGCCTGAACTCATCAGTGGATGATCGTGGGTTGTTGTTGCGCCGTCTTTGAGCTCGCTCGATGCCGACGTTGATGTCGGTGATGCAGTTATGGCAGATGAGGAATAGTGGAACGCCACCATCGTCCTCCTGCTCAAACACTGGACCCAGGGACTGGCAGTAGTTGCACATCCCGAGTTTCTTGGAGTCACTCATTTGACCTCCGTTAGAACAGGACCGTCGCCCGTCGCCCTTCGCCGTCGCTCCCCACCCCTGGGGAGACGCATCCTAGCACACCCCGAACTCGTTTGCAAGGCAGTTATTCCTCGTGCAGTTTTAACACCAGAATGCAGCGCGCCGCTTACTGTTAAGTAATTAATGCTCAAGGTATAGGACCTGAGCCTCGAGCCCTGAGCCTGAGCTCCCCCACCCCCCCTCCTATAAGGTTCCCCCCCTCCCCCATTTTGGTAAAGGAAACTTAATCAGATGGATACTCCCCGGGGGTATTTTACCAATGGGGAGTAGGCCGGGTTGTCAGGTCAAAAGTTATCCCTTGACAGGTTATTGGTTATGGGTTATTGTGATTACAGTTATGCATCGCAGTTATTGCGGGAGGTTATTTTGCGAAGAGTTATTGCTATCGCGGTTATTGCTGGTGTAGTTATTGCTGCCTGTAGTCCCGCCCATCAGAACCACGAACCCGCCTGGTCGGTGCAGCTGAAGCGCCATGTCAAGTCCGCCGCGTCGGCCGGAGAGGTCGCTACGCTGCTCTCCCAAGCCCTCTACGACGGCGACAAGAAGGCCGCGGGTCAAATCGCCACCTCCCTCAAGGACATCGCTCTGCGTGGCTTGGAGACCGATCCCCCAGCGCACGAGTGCCTCACCGACATCCTCTCTGTAGAGGCAGAATACTACGGCGCTCTAAAACGCGCAAGTACCATCACCACGCGTTCCATCATGACGCTCGACTGGGAGCCACTGATCCTCGCCGGGGAGAACCTGCTGCTGGCGGAGGAACTCTCCATGACCTACTCGCAGCTCGTTGCCGGCCTAGACCCCGCCGCGTGTAGTTGACGGATTCTCTGCTTGCCCCTATGATGGGCTGTGCCGTCAACCGACGGCTAGAAGAAAGGAGCAGACATGTCCAACATGTCCGAACTAGACGCACTGGACTTTGCGTATGCGGTAGAAACCGCCAGAAGGTTTGACCGACGCAGACCCAAGAAGGTTCGCTATGTCGGAGCCAAGAAGAGCAGCACCAAGAAAAAGGCTGCGAAGGTCGGAGCCTTCCTATTCTTCTTTGGGCTCGGGGGTAGTTGACGATAGCGCGTTGATAGATTAGAGTAGGCGAAGCCGCACTTGCGGTGTAGCAGAGAGGAGGAGTTAGATGCCAAACTGGTGCGTAAATCAGGTAGACATTCGGGGCGACGAGGCAGAGGTCGCTAGGTTGATTGAGTTCGTCAAGAGCGACGAATCCGCATTCGCCTTTGAGAAGGTGGTTCCGCCACCGACGACACCGATGTATTCATCGGAGGCAAGCCACAACAAGTATGCCTGTGGATGCGAGTCGGTTGCAGAGCCAGACCCAAAGAACGAAGGCAAGTTTGTTTGGGTCATTGACGGCAAGGCTGTTGGCTTTTACGGCAAGTGCCCGACGCACAATGAGCCGTCGTTCGGCAACCACCCAGACAACTGGTACAACTGGAACATTGAGAACTGGGGTACCAAGTGGTCTGCGGGAGAGGTGTGGCATGACCGCGCTGACGATGACGGCAATGTTGATGGAAAAACTTCCTACAACTTTGATACGGCATGGTCGCCAGCCGAGCCAGTGGTCGCAGCACTTGCGGAGAAGTTCCCGACACTTCACATCGTTCATCGCTACTGCGAAGGTGGCATGGGCTATGCGGGTGAGGTTGTATACCTCAACGGCGGCGAGGCTCGTCGTGAGGAATACAGCATGGA